TGGATCACGCCGCTTTCAAAAGGCGTGAGGACGGTATTGAAGTTGATTGTGGTCTTATACGAAAACTGTGGAGTCAGTGTAAATGCCGACATTATACCGCCCTCACCACTGATCTGAGTTGCATGTCATTTCCCAGCGCCTTTTTAATTATTCCGGATACCACTTCCTGGTTCTGGACCAGAGAGGACCGGAAACTGCCAGCGTCGTTTGTTCTGATATGGAAATTCACGTTGACGGTCCGGCCGCCGCTTTTCATTTCCACCGGGACCGACCTGCCGTGAGACAGCGGAATTATAGCCTCAGGTCCGGCCTCGCCCGCCGTTATCAGCGACGGGTGGCTGACAATGCCACCGCTTGCAAACTGCTGCACACCGCCCTCAAACAGGGCAGAATCGGCGCTGCCGCCGCCGAACCCGCCGAACAGACCGCCGATCCCGGATACCGCCGAACCGACAAGCTGCCGGGCGAACATTTGCGAAAGGATTCCGGATATGTCCCGGACGAACGATGCGACGTAGTCTTTGAACCGTTTCATATCGCCCATCATGGCGTCGAAAAACACCGTCCCGATCGTGTTTTCAAGGGACTGGAATGTCTGCGTTACGGCGTCCGAGAAATGCCGAAACCGATCAATTGAGAATTCCACGTATTCGTTGGTGCCGCGTTTCAGGGCCGCGAACATTTGTTCGGCCTGGGTTCTGGGCCGGATCCCTTCCCGTGCGCCCATGAACATATCGAGAGGCAAACGGCGGCGCAGAACCGTCTCGTCCGGCAGCCCGCCCCTCACCCGTGCCTGCCAGTTGAAAATCGTTCCGCCCGGCTGCGGACCGGCGTCAAGCGCATTCTTGATCCGCATGGCGTCGAATATTGCCTGTTCTTCCGGCGTTATCTCTGCCTGACCGCGCATCGGAGTTTTTGTTCTTGGTGTCCCTTGGTTTCTTCCTCTTCTTGCCTGTATTGCCCACCACCGGGCTTTGAGAAAACTCTCCAGCGCGTCGTACGCTTTTTTATATTCGACCACTGTTTTTGCAGCGTTCAGGCCGATCTTTTCAGTTAATATCGAAAGTTCCCGATAAACCTCAACAGAATCCTTTGCAGCCCGACCGAGTTCTTCCTGGGCGTCGCCGATATCGACCTGTGACTGCTGGATCTTTTCAAGGGTGGTGAGGCGCTTGCGGTCCTCGTCCGACAGGTTCCGCTGTATATCGAGGGCCTTCCGAAGCAGCCCCTCGACCATCATCCGCTGTTTTACCTCAAGAGGCAGCGTCCCGGTGGTCCCGGTTCTCTGCCGCTCAAGGTAAAAAATCCGTTCCATATCGATCCCGAACCGCCTCAAGGCCCGCGGCGATCCCGCCTCAAGCGAGGCCATGAGCTGCTGGAACGTCGGCAGCACCTCTTCCCCGATATTCCGCGCCAGATAGAATGCCGCCTCGGCAAGTTTCGTGAACTCTTCCTCGCTTTTGACCGCACCGGCAATAATGGCTTTATTGGCTTCTTTGAAAAGATCGGCGTACCCGATAGTGTTCCGGACCGCCTTGTTCCACCTGACAACAGCGTTCTCACTGGCGCCGATCCGGTCCCGGAGGTTATTAAACGCCCGCTCGACAGCTTCAAGGTTCGCATATGCCTTGACAGCGTTCCATGTTTTCTGGACCGCGACCCAACCGGCATAGGCCGCAACGGCACCGACCAGGGCGCCTTTCAATTTGCCGAACCCTGCCGCCATTTTCGAGGTACTGCGATCCGTCTTTTTCTGCATTGCCTGAAACTGCCGCGTGAACTGATCTTTCAGTTTCGCAACAATGCTAAGGGTTGGATCGTTTGGCATTACGCACCTCTTCCCGGTAATGTGCTACCAGTGCCGCGGCCCGCGTAAAACAGGCCGCCTGGTCCTGCCACCCGCCGGGATCGGGCAGGATCCCCGCTTCGATAAGACCCGCGGCCTGTAGTAACTGGTAGTGTTTTCTTTTCACTTCTTTGTAAGGGCATGTTTTCAGTTCCGTCCCGTCGTCGAACCGGATCCAGTAGGTTTTGTCTCTGGTTTCTTCCACACACCCGAAGGCGCGTTTTTGCTCGTCGTCGCAGTCCGGGCAGGGCCGTCGTCTGATCTGTTCCTCGGTGATTGCGACGGCCAATTCAAGTTTTTTGCTTCGCCCGGCGTTATATTCACCGTTTCCCATATCGAATTGGCGATTTCCGTCCTCTGGAAGGTGGTCAAGCGTTCCAGGCTCTCGTCCGTCACCTTGCCGCCCGCCGTCATGCATGCCACCTCTTTCCCGTTTTCGTCGTGCATGTTGCGCCAGTCCGCCAGGCCATGCCGCAGGATCTCGCAGTTGATTGTCCCCGCCGGAAACCCCTCGGCGGTCGCCTTGGTGCCGATCAGATCCTCGACCTGGTTCTGGGCGAATAACGAAAGCGGCCGGCACACAAACACCGTCTGTTTGCTCGTTGGCAGGTCGCGGTCCTCTATCAACACGTATTCAAATTCCTCTCGTTTCGAGACTGCTATCATTTCCGGGCCTTTCTGTAACTTAGGTTTGCGTAAGGGTAAGTTCGTCATCATCGCTGCCGCCAGTGCGGAGCTTGAACGTTGCCGTGTGTGTTGCAACACCCTCGCGGTCGCCGGGTTCGATATCGAGTATCTGAATCGCGGGCGCTGCCCACGATATCTTATTGCCGGTCGTCGCGCCCAGATCGAACGCGAGCGATCCGGTGGTCGGCGTGGTGATATGGCTCAGTAAATCCTCGCTTGACTGTAATACCTGGTCGAAATCGATACTGCCGGACGGATCCCGGTTGGTAATGATCGCGTAGCTGAGGCCGTCGGTGGCGTTGGCGTTCTGCCTCAGCGTGACCTCGTTGTTCATGTCAAGCGAAAAGGTACTGAACACACTGTCGGACCATGCGCTTCCGAAATTGAACGTGGTCGAGGTATTGCGGAACGGCTGAGGTGTCGTCGAATCGTAGGTCAGGCTTGAAAGGGCCGCCGTGGTTTCGTATGTTTCATGAATCCCAGTAAACGTGAAATTCATATACATGATCCCGTTGGCGTCCGCCTCGAACGATACGTTGCCCCGTGCGCCCTTGCAGAGGTACTTGTTCGCGCTCGCCGCGGTGGGCGGTCCCTCGAAGACGGCGATCGTCAGCGTTTCGGAATCGGCGTCCGTCGAGGTCAGTTCATACGCCACTTGGTCAGTGCCAAGCGTCGCCTTGAACCCGCAGCCTTTTAAGAGCGTTCCCCATTCCGGTTCGGTATTCGCCGTCCCGGAACCTTTCATTTCGACGCGACATGTCACCGTTGCTATGGTCGGCCCCGGAATGGACTGATACTTCGACAGCGTCTGCCTGAGAGGATCGCGCACGATTTCCTCGTTTCCGGTGCTGTAAGTCACGGCCTCTGCAAGGATCGCCACGTCGGCATTTGTGATCGTCTCGGCGGTGCCCTTGGTGTCTTCCACGCTCACGACCAGTTGTTTCTCTCTTGCTAAAATTGCCATAATTCAACTCACTTTCGTGTATGGATCGCCTTCGGTGTGGCGATAGGTTATTTCAATATCCAGTTCGCAGTTCGCTTCCGGTCGCATTTCTTCGGAAACATACTTGCGCCCTGCAACGATTTTTGTATCCAATGCGTTATCGTTCCGGCTCAGATCAACGCTCAACGCCTTTTCAATGTCGGCCGCCAGTTGATCAATTGCTGTTGCCGGATCGTCGTCCTGTATCCAACAGTCAAGCAAAAGGTTCAGAACCACCCGTGTCTGCGAGGTAAGGTAATCCTTGGTGAACCCGTTATCGTACACAAAGACGGCGTCGTACTGGGCAATTTCGGACGGCAGGAATGTCAGGCGCTCGCACACCTTGACCGTCCGCTCGTAGGTGTCGCCGGCGGTGATCGCCGCGATCGTGCTCACCACATGATCAATAATGGTATTTGATACCGGTACTGCCATTATCCGGGCCTTCCTTTCTCAAATATATTCTTGTACCGCCGCCTGAGGCTTGCCATGAGCCGTTTGTGGTCATGCCGCAGGGACCGCTCAAAGCCGAGGCGAGGTTTGATCCGGACCTGTTTCTTGAGGATATACCAGGGTTCCACCTCGCCGCCCTCTTTTCGGCCGAAGAGGAACAGAACCCCGGCCACCTTCTTGGTAAAGAAACTCACGTCCGCCGGCAATGACTGCCTGAGAGGCGAGGCATACCGCCCCGCGCCGGCCGGTGTCAACGCAGGGCCGTCCGGAAACGGAATGGCGAGCATTTTGGCGTTCACCGGTACCACCTTTCCGCCTTCCTCGTGGATGCGCGCGTACTTACTGCGCGTTGTGAAACGTGCTTCAAGGTCTTGAAGTTGTGTACCGCGTACACGCTGCCTGAACGATCGGCGCAAATCTCCAGTACGCGGATGCAGTCCCGGCTTGCCACTGAGCCGTCGCAGCTTGAACGTATTGAGCGCATCGCGGGACCATTTCTGGAAACCCTCTTTCGAGGCCGGATACACCTCTTTCCGGATCCGTTCGAGTTTTTTTTGCAAC